ATGACGCCGCAGAACGTGTCGCTGATCGAGCAGGGCAGCGTGTCTACCTCGATGAAGAACATCGAGCAGTACGCCGCGCTTGTCGGGTGCCGGCTCGCCATCGTCCTCGCGCGCGCGGGAGACAAGAGGGCGCTGACGGCCGCCCGCCTCGTCGAACTCCTACCCGTCCTCGACGAGAGCGTGTTCGAGACCCTTGAGGGATCCGTGGCGCTCTGGGAAGCGAAGCACGGTGCCGGTCGGCGGGAGGGCGCCGGCTCGCCATAGACGGTCCGCGCGCCGAATCTGCGCGACGATCCACGTGAGGGCGACGATCGCTCCTGCGTCGGCGTGGGCGATGTAGTCCCAGAGCTCTGCGCGAATCTCCGGCATTGAGAGCCCAGAGAACGACGGATGCGGCGCGGCCGACCCGTCGCGCGCCGAACTTTTTTCGTAGACCTGCTCAAGTTTCACTTGATGACCTCCGGGCGTGCTGCTAAGACTCAAGCGGCGGTTGAGTGCATAGCAGCCTGCCGCCCCGGAGTCACCCGATGTCCCGACAGTCCGCCGCATCTTCCTCCGACACCACGCCCGCCCCCGGGTTCCGCACGGCCGCGCATCCGGTCAGTAGCCGCCCCATCGCCTTCGGCGCCGGCCGCTACATCGTCCCCGTCGAGATCGGCGTCGTCCGCACCGACGCGCTCGCCGACGCCGTCGAGGCGGCGCGCCGGGATGCGAGGGCGACGGCGCGCGTCTACGCCAGCCGCGCGGTGGGCTACGTCTACCGCCAGGGGGGCATGCTCCCGGCTCGCGCCTTCACGGTGCTCGTGCCGGCGGTGTCGCGATGAGCGCCGACCTCACGATCGACTGCGAGCACTGCTCCGGCCGCGGCGGCTGGATGCGCGAGATGTACCCCGGCGATCGGGAGTGGACGCCGTGTCGGGCGTGCCGGGGGACGGGCGAGGTGCCCGACCGGGATCTCGTCTGCGTCGAGTGCCTCGACAACGACGGCGACGTGATCGCCGCGGTGGCCGACGGCCTCTGCGCCGACTGCCTCCACGAGCGGGACGCGCGGGCTGCGGTCGCTGCCGAGCGTGCCGCGTCCATCGACGAGCACGGCGTGCTCGAGCACTACCGCCGCGCCGTGCGGGTGGGGCGGGCGTCGTGACCATCCTCTACCCCATCCACGTCGGATCCTTGGTGATCCCCGTCGAGGTCACCGACGGCAAGGTGTCCTTCGGCCGCACCCTCGGCGTCAACGGCGCCGTGACGCTCACCGACGCGGAGAAGGCGGAGGCGATCCGCCTTGTGGGCCCCCGGTACGCGGAGACGCTGGCGGATCTCTACCTCTCACGGGAGCCCACGTGAACCTCTGCCGCGAGCTCGCCATCGCCCTCACCTCCGCCGCGATCGTCGCGTCGGTGTTCGCTCTCTTTCTTGGAGTTTGACATGGAAACGATCCCCCTGACCATCGCCACCGACTACCTGCCCTCTTGGGGTGTCACCGAGGGGCTGCGCGAGCTCGTCCAGAACTGGCTCGACGCTAACGAGGACGGCGAGGGCGAGATCGCCGAGGACGGCGCGACCGTCCGCATGATCAACCGCGCAGCGCGCCTCTCTCGTGAGGCCCTGCTCTTGGGTGTCTCGTCCAAGCGTGACGCCACCGACAAGCGCGGCAAGCACGGCGAGGGCATGAAGGTGGGCGCCCTGGCGCTGGTGAGGGCGGGTCGCACTGTCGCAATCGAGGCGGGCGGGGAGCGGTGGACCGCGAGCCTTGCCTACAGCGAGGCCTTCGGGCGCGACGTGCTGACGTGGACCGTCGAGGAGAGCGAGGTCCCGCACGTCGAGGTGGAGGTGGGGCATCTCGAGGACGGCGAGTGGGCCGATGTCGCGGCTCTCTTCCGCGACCTGACTCCGGACAAGCACGTTGCTACCGACTCGGGCGCGCTCTTGCTCGACAACCCGGGCGCCGTGTACGTCCGCGGGATCTTCGTCTCCAGGGAGGGCCTGCGGTGGGGCTACGACCTCCAGAACGCGACGGTGGACCGGGATCGNCGGCTCGTGCGGGGCTGGGAGCTTCANGTCCGAGGCGGGCCAGATCCTCGCCGCCGCCATGGCGGGCGGCAGCCCCCCGGCGCGCGACGTCTTCGAGGCGCTTGCGTCCGGCACGACGGACACCGGGGCGCTCACCTACTACGTCAGCGGCGGCGACCGGGCCGCGGTGCTCGCGGCCTTCCGTGCGGCACACGGCGCCAAGGCGGCGCCCGTGAAGGATGCCGGTCACCAACAGCGGCTGGCGTCGCTGGGGATTCAGGGCGTCGTGGTCCACGAGCACCTCGTCGACTTCCTCGCCCCCCTAACGGGCACCTTCGACGCCATCGTCAGGGAGGCGCTGAACGAGGTGGTGGAGGTCCACCTTTCGCTGACCGATGCCGAGGTCGAGGTGCTCCGTTGGGCCATCGACGAGATCCGCGCCGTGACCAACCTCTGCGCGTCGCACATTGTGCCGGCCGTGGTCACGTACCGTACCGACACGACCATGGGCATGTTCGTCGGCGGCAAGATCCAGATCGCGCGGCGCCTGCTTTCCGACCGCCACGACACGCTGGCGACGCTGATCCACGAGGTCGCCCATGTCGTCGGCGGTGACGGCGAAGTCGCCCACACCGCGACCATCGAAGGCGTGTGGACCGCGCTGTCGAGGCGGTGGCATTCGGCGCCCCCCACCCTGCGGGTGGCGTCGTGATTGCCCTGGACGAGCTGTTCGGCCCCGTGCCCACGGTGGCCCCCAAGCGTTCTGCGCGTCGGCGGATTCCCCGTCGGCGGCTGACCATCCCCGAGCGCGATGTTCTGATCGAGCTCATCAACGACAAGGAGACCTAACAATGGCCCTCGCGTTCAAGAAAGCAACCAAGGCACAGGCGAAACTCCGCGCGGCGATCTTCGGCCCGTCCGGCGCCGGCAAGACGTTCACGGCCCTGCGCATCGCGTCGGGCATGGGCAAGCCGATCGCGTTCATCGATACGGAAAGGGGCTCGGCGTCCAAGTACGCCGACCGCTTCGAGTTCGACGTGCTCGAACTGGAGGAGAAGACCATCGCCGGCTACGTCGCGGCCATCGCCGCCGCCGCGAAGGCCGAGTATCCCGTGCTCGTCATCGACAGCCTGACCCACGGCTGGCAAGACTTGCTCACCGAGATCGACCAGCTCGCCAAGTCCAAGTACAAGGGCAACACGTGGTCGGCGTGGAGCGATGGCACGCCCAAGCAGCGCAAGCTCGTGGACGCCATCCTCAACTACCCCGGGCACGTGCTCGCTACGATGCGCTCCAAGACGGAGTGGAGCGAGGAGAAGGACCACAACGGCCGCATGAAGCCCGTCCGGGTGGGCTTGGCTCCCGAGCAGGGCAAGGGCATCGAGTACGAGTTCGACATGCTGATCGAGATGAGCGTCGAGCACTACGCCACGATCATCAAGGATCGCACGGGCAAGTACCAGGACAAGATCATCGAGAAGCCGGGCGAGGACTTCGGCGAGGGCCTGATCGCGTGGCTCAACGAGGGCGTGCCGATGGCGCCGCAGACCAAGCCGCCCGCCGAGTCGAAGGCGCCGCATCATGAGTCCTTCGCCGCCGAGCGCGTGGCGTTCTGCGCCGCCCTGACGGCGGACCTCGGCCTCAAGTACGAGGACGTGGCCGCGTGGTGCGAGGCGAACCGCAAGCCCCGGCCGTCTGCGATGACCAGCGAGCAGCGGCAGAAGCTCATGGACTACCTCGCCAGCGACACGGGACGGGCGAGCATCGACCGCTTCCTCGCGCACGAGGCGGCGAAGTAACCATGCCCGCCCCGTCGCCGACCTACCGCGCCATCCTGCTCCGCCGCCTCCGGGTTCGCCCGGGGGCCACGGCGGCAGACCTCGCGGTGTCGCTCCGCTCCAACACGAACACCGTGTACCACGCACTGAGAATGCTTCGGACATCGGGCCTCGTCCGTGTTGACCCCGGCACCTTTCCCCGTCGCCACTACCGCACCCGCCCCTCTTGAACCTCACGGGGGCGGCAACGCCCCCCATCCCAAGGAACAATGCCCACGACCGAAAGCCTCCTCCGCTCCGCCTCGATCCTCCTCCTCACCAGCGGAGAGATCGAGGACTTCGACGCCGCGCTCGCCGAGTGGATCGGCGACAGCACCGACAAGGCGCAGCGCATCGCCGCCGTGCGCCGCGCCGCCGTGGACCTTGCCGCGCAGGCGAAGGCGCTCGCCGAGGAGCACGCCGCCGTCCGCAAGCGGCACGAGGCCACGGCCGACCGCTGCGGCTACCTGATGACCGCGCTGCTCACCACCCGCCGCGAGCTGGGCGAAGGGGACAAGATCCCCGGCGTCGCGCGGATGCAGAAGAATGGGGGGAAGGCGCCGCTGGTCGGGTTGGCCGAGGTCGATCCCAACACCCTCCCCGATGCGCTGTGCAAGATCGTCCGCTCGCCCGTGGCCGACTTGGTGAGGGCGGCCCTGTTGGCGGGCGAGTCGATCCCTGGCGTCTCCATCGGCGAAGTCGGCGAGTCCGTTCGTTTCGAGTAACCACCCCGGGCGGCACGTCGCCCAAGGAGCCAAGCCGTGACCCCCGAAGCAACGATCCTCGCGGCGAAACTGATCGACGCGCTCAACCTCGATGTCCCCGGTGGACAACTCCGCGGTGACCGTGACGGCGGCATCCTGTGGCTGCACTCCAACGAGGACGACTGGAACGCGGGCGGCGCAGGCGACCCCGTGCCGCAGATCGACGACCCCGCGACGGTGGGCGTTCTGCTCAACCGGCTGCGGAAGCTGACGAAGGACCCCCACGCGCGGGCTCGCTGGTCGAACAGTGGCCAGTGCTGGGAGGCGCTCGCGGGCTATCACATGGTCGGCGGGCGCGGACCCACGGAGGGCGAGGCCATCGCTGCCGCGATCCTCGCCACGGTGCCCGCGTGATCGCCGCGATCAAGGGGAGGCTGGCCGCCGCGACGCCGGGGGAGTGGGAGTGGGACACAGGCGCCGAGTCGTGGCAGCGCTACCGCCTGCGCTCTGTCGTTGGCTGCAGCGAGGTGATCGTCCCCGGCTACGACGGCGAGGGCACGGAGTCGATGACGATCAGTGAGGGCGACGCCGACCTGATCGCGAACGCCCCGACCGATCTGCAACACCTCCTCTCCCTCGTGGAACAGCACGAGCGGGAGGCGGAGATTGCGAGGCTGAAGCCGAAAGCCAAGCCCGCGCTGCCGCTGTTGAGTCTGCCCATCGTGTCCGGCCATGTGTGGGCGCGGGTTGCCGGCGGCGTCATCCATCACGCGTTCAGCCGGGCGACATGGTGGACGGCTCTCTGTGGGGCGTCCACGGGCGATGCGCGCATCGCCGTCGTGAAGGGCTCCCGCGTCTGTCCCAAGTGTCTCACCCTCGCCACGGAGACCCCCCGATGACCCCCGCCGTTCTCTTCCACTTGGCCGCCACCTTCGGCTTCCGCGTCAAGCGCCTCGACGGACACGGCTTCGTGTGCGCCTACCGCGACTCGTGCGCCTTGATGACCTTGGGGCACGATCCCGAACGGGCGTGCGTCCGGTTGCTGGCGATTGCGGCGGCGATGCAGTTGGGAGGTGAGGCGTGAAGATCCTCCCCTGGGAGCCCGTCCTCGACGATGCGCCCTACTTCGTCCGCCGCACGGTCAACGGCATCGCCGTCGGCGAGGTCCGCCTCTCTGCCCTCGGCCCATGGCGCACGGGGTATCGCCTGAACAGCGACGCCCAATGGTCTGCCGGCACCAAGGGCGACGACGTGGAAAGCGCGGCCCGCTCGGTCAACGCGAAGCTGCGCTCGTGGGGATTCGACTGCGACGACACGATCCCCGCGTGAACAGCACAGGAGCAGAAGAGATGACGACGATCTACCTGTCCAACTGGTCGAGCCACAAGACACCCGGGATGCACGGGCCGGGGCGGAAGTGGTCCGCGATGGCGGCTCCCCGTTCGTGGGAGATCGGCGACGGCGTGCTCAACTGCGTCGCCCCCGATCTCTCCGACCTGCGTGACGTCCAGGCCGGGCGCATCGATCTGCCCACGTACCGGCACCGCTACGAAGGGGCGATCCTCCGGCGGCAAGCGGCGTTCTCGATGCTCACGCCGACCCACCTGCACCCGGGTTGGCGTCCGCGCGAACAGCCGCCCGCATGGGGCGCCGTGGCCGACGGGGAC